AATAAAGATAAATTAATTTTTGTAACTGGTGTAGTTGGAAGAGCAATGGGAAGTGGTAATTTTTCAGAAGAAAAGATTGATGTAATTACTGAAAGAGCCATTGCATCTTTTAACAAGCATCTTGGTTAATGAAAGATTACAAAAAACTATTCAGCAGATTTTGGGGTATATCAGGAGATGATGTACCCCTTTGCTGGGGTTGTAATCAAGCTGTAGGGGTAGATATTCACCACTTGATACCTAAGGGCATGGGTGGAGTAAAAAACAACAGATTAAACAGAATAGACAACTTGTTTTTGTTGTGTAGAAGATGCCACACCACAGCACACAAAGACAAACAAATTAATGAACAATATAAAGAAACACTTTTAGAAAAAATTAAATTAAAGGAAGCTGGTTTAATATGAAAAAAGAATGGGTGATAAATTTAAAGATGGAATTCAAAACAAGACCAAGTAAGTATGAAGTTGAAAGTAAATTATTTGATCTATTAAAAGAAGGTTTTACTTTACGCACACCAGAAGAACAAGATGATTATATTAGAGCAAAAGAAATAAGAGAAAAGAAAAATGCCTAAAAAGAAAGTAATACAAAAAGATGGAACAAGCAGTCATTGGAAACGATTGATACACCATAAATTATGTAGCTTTTGTGATAATGTTGCAGTTCATTATGAAAAGTTTAAATTTTATTGTGAAGATTGCTATGAAAAATTAATTAAAAAAGGTAAAAAATGACTGATATTTACAGCTTACAATTTGATCCACACAAACTATCACACCAGCAAGAGCAGTTGGGTTTAGAATATAGCGATAATGACACAGCACTAGAAATAATGAAAAAAGAAGAAAAACTAATAGTATCAGAGTTAACACTTTATTATTCTCAGAATATAAAGTATAAGAACACTTCAGAATTAAATGCACATATTTATTCTGATAAAAGATATAAGGATTTTGTTGATAGATACAGCAAAACTTTATTAAGTAGGAACAAATCTAAAATTAGATTTGAATCCTTCAAGACTTTCAGAGAGGACTTGAGAACAAAAGTTGTCAATGAAAGAGAACTGGCAAAACACAACATTTAATAGAAAGGAGTATGTTATGAGCCAACCAAAAATAAAAAAACTTACACAAAAAGAAATGATATTACAACATCTGAAAGAGGGTAAATCAATCACCCCAATAGATGCCTTGCGAAAATTTGGGTGTTTTAGATTGAGTGATAGAATATTTGTATTAAGAAAAGAAGGTAATGATATTACCACAAACTATATCACTAAAGGTGGAAAAACTTTCGCTGAATATATTTTAGAAGAAAATCAAAATGCGTGAATATAGAGGTATTATTATAGGGATAATAGTATTTGCAGTAGCGATACAATTATTTGGTGGATTATGATAGAACACTTTAAAAAGTTTGATACTCAAGATAAAAAAAGTATTTTACCATTATCATTTAGTCAATTAACAGAATTTGCATTTAACAGAGAACGCTGGGCATTAAGGAGAATATTTGGCTATGAGTTCGACACAAACCCAGCTATGCAAAGAGGAACTGTTGTAGAAAGTGGTTTGAATATGTGGCTAAATGGTACAGATCAGAAAGAAGCTATGGATAAAATGATTGATGAGTATGATAATAACTGCTCTGGTTTAGCTAATGAAAAGGTGGCTAGTGAAAGAGAAAACTTAGTGCCATTATTTAATGAAGGAGTAGAAAGACTTAAAGAATATGCCTTTAAATGGAATTTAGTGGGGTATCAAAAGAAGGTAGAGATGGATATTAATGAAATACCTTTAGTTGGATATACTGATTTTCAATTCGAAGATAAATCTTCAAAAGAATCTTTTTATATCGACTTAAAGACCACCTTACGAAAACCTAATGGCATATCAAATAGTCATGCTATGCAACAAGCTATTTACCAAAAAGGAACTAATGCTAATCAAAAACTATGGTATTTAGTTTGCAAAAAATCTGGTACTGAGTTTTATGAATTTACTTTAGAAGATTACACCAGACCTATGCAGATATGCGAACACATAGTCAAAGTAATGGGTAACTGGTTATCTAAAGTTGATTCGTTAAATGATGTTAAAAATATATTAATTCCTAATCCTGATGACTGGATATGGAAGGAAGAAGCTGTTTATAAGGCAAGGAAAGAGGTCTGGGGGTATTAATTACCCCTATTCCAATATTAGTATTTAGGTTTAGAAATTATTATGTTAAAATAAAATTAGGAGAATATTATGAAATTTATAAGTAAGGAAAGTAAACCACAAGAAAAATTAAAAGCATGGTATTTATTCACAGATGATTTTATTGCTGGAACTATGTCAAATTCAGCAATAGAATGTGGAGTTTATATAAGATTACTTTGCTGGAACTGGAATAAAAGATGCCAAGGCATACCAAAAGATAGCAACGCATACTATAGAATAGCAAACTGTATCACAGAAGAAGAAAAAAAAGCGTGTGAAACTGTATTAAAACAATTTTTTGTAGAAGTACAAGATCATTATCAAAATGAAAGACAACTGCAAGAATATTTGTTTATTACTAGAAGAATAGAAGCATCTAAGGTAAACGGAAGGCTTGGAGGTAGACCAAAAAAACCTAGCACAGAACCTAAACCTAACCTAGATAAAACCCCTCCTACCCCTACCACTACCTCTACCATTAAACCTAAAACCAAGAAGAAGGATTTTTTCTCTTTATTTTGGAATAAAATCAATAATAAAGTAAGCAAGGGAATAGCAGAAAAAAATTATAAACTTTTAGATAAAGAATGGATAGATAAACCTGAAGAGTTAGCAGAAATCTATAATAATTATTTTAATTCAGTAGAAGATAAAAAGTTTGCTAAACAACCAGCCTTCTGGCTATCAGCTAAGAAGTATGAAGATGAGGTAGCTAAACAAGATACTGGTAAAGGTGAAGTTTACCCTTTAAGATTAAAAATGTTTAAACAAGCTATAAAAGAAAAAGATAAAAGTTCATTTATATCAAGTTTTGCAAACCAACACTTTCCTGATGTTCAAAGAGCAATTAAAGAGGGTGAGTTTACTAAGGAAGATGCAATAAAATATTTTAACATGGGCAATAGACTTTGACAGATAGATTTAAAGGAAATATATTAAAACCTAATTTTACATTTTATAGTATGACTATAAATAAAGATAAAAAAAAATTTAAAAGTAAACCTATAGTAAATAAATATGCTTATTGCATAGTATGTGGATCTAATCCAATAATAAAAATAGATAATGCTAGAGAATATATATGCACAAAATGTTTACCAAAATATTTCAAAGGAAAAACAAATTGGAATCTAAAGAAAAAATAGAACTTTTTAGAAAACTTATTATGGAAATAGATATTAAGAAATATGATCAAAAAGAATACGAAAAAATAGTAAATCTTATATTTCAAGATGTTTTTAGAATTTAATAATGGCTAGACCTAAAAAATATAATATAGATACGAGTCAGGTTCAAAAACTTGCATCTTTAGGGTGTACAAATACAGAAATGGGAGACTTTTTTGGTTGTTCTCCTGACCTTTTAGAAAAGAGTTATTCGGAATTTCTGACAAAAGGAAGGGCAGAGCAAAGAATAAGGCTAAGACAATTACAATGGAAGTCAGCAGAAAGGGGAAATGTAACTATGCAAATATTTCTAGGAAAGAATATGTTAGGACAGCAAGATAGGATAGAAGAGAACCAAATAGAAGAACCACTAGTCTGGAATAATGACTGATGCCACTTACTGCACCACAGAAAACAGTAACTAATTCTCAAGCAAGATTTAGGGTTTTGATTACTGGAAGAAGATTCGGAAAAACATATTTAGCGATTAATGAAATAGCAAAGTTCTCAAGTCAACCTAATAAAAAGGTCTGGTATGTAGCACCTAGTTATAGACAAGCTAAAACAATATGCTGGGCAGAGTTAAAAGAAAAAATGATTAAACATAAATGGGTTAAAAATATAAACCATAGTGATTTAACAATAACATTAAGAAATAACTCAACTATAACATTAAGGGGAAGCGAAAATTTTGATGCATTAAGAGGAGTTGGTTTAGATATGGTAATTTTTGACGAATTTTCAGACATAAATAAAGAAGCTTGGTATGAGGTGCTAAGACCTACATTGTCAGATACAAAAGGATCTGCTTTTTTTTGTGGTAGTCCTAGAGGTTTCGGTAACTGGTCTTATGAGTTATTTAAGATGGGTGAAACTAATAACGATTGGGAAAGTTTTAAATATACTACATTAGAAGGTGAACAAGTAAGTGTAGATGAGATAGAACAAGCAAAACAAGATTTAGATTTAAGAACATTCCAGCAAGAGTATGAAGCAACCTTTGTAAATTATTCTGGAATGATATATTATAATTTTAGTAGAGAAAAAAACATTGTTGAGAAATACAAGGATAATAGTTTGTTTTTACATATAGGGTTAGACTTTAATGTTGATCCTATGTGTGCTGTAGTAACTGTAATAGATAGAAACATAGTAACAGTTATAGATGAGATACAAATATATTCTTCTAATACTAATGAAATGTGTGAAGAAATAAAAACAAGATATA